GCCAAGTACCGGAACGCATCGCTTCCGTGTGAACTCCAGTCGTGCAAAGGCTTGTCAAAGAATACATTACGCTTCTCGTCGTATTCTCGTCTGTAATTTCTCAAGCAGTCTAAGCCCTGCTTCGTGGCTTTATTAAACCAGCATCTCGGCAGTAGTCTGCGTACAGATGCGATCCCATCATCAACTGGCAAGCGAGGTACGACTGTACAGTTAAGACCGGCCTCTCGTAGCATCTCCAATCGAGAGCGACCCGTCCCAAGTTCCCTGACTTCCACATCGTGCGGGAGTAGCATTTCTGCCTTCTCCCAGTTCCTCGCCTTGAGTTCCCGTACATACCAGTCGAGACCCTGCCCGTGATTTTCAATGTAGTCCAGTAGCCTAATTTCCTGCCCCGCCACCTGAGCAATCCAGATCGAGGTAGAGTCCCCGACGCCCAAGTCCCACGCTGCGTAGGTTTTACAGAGGTCGTCTCTCGGTATCTGACATATCCTGCCTTCTTCTTCGACCTGCTGGAGCGCTTCCCCAAAGTAGCTCCCAGTCACAGGGGCTGCAAAGCTGCACTCGAACTCTTGTAAATACTTGGAGTCCCCCATCTCTTTACGGGCGGCATCTAATTCTTCTTGCGGGACAATCCCCGTCTGGCTGGCTTTAAACTCTAGTAAGGCCCACTCTTTCTCTGCTCGGTCTCGCAGGTCTTTAAAGTGGTTAGCACCCTTTGGGGTTCCGATAAAGAGCGCCCAACCTAGTCTGTCAGAGAGCGCAGGTCGCACCACCTCATTCCAGATTTTGGGGTTCATATCACCCACTTCGTCCAGCACCACCCCGTCCAGATATATCCCTCGGAGGGAGTCTGGGTTGTCTGCACCGTAGAGGCTTATACGCCTGCCGTAGAAGTCTACCCGTAACTCAGAGATATTCGCAGTCGCAGAGAGTGGTTGCGTGTACTTCAGCAGGTAGTCCCAGGCTACTCGCTTGGCCTGGGTGTAGGTTGGGGCGATGTAGGCAAAACGAGGAGCTTCCCGTTCGCATTGCAGCGCAGCTTTAATGATGTGGTTGATTGCCGCAACAGTTTTTCCAGCCCTTCGGTGCGCCACGACAACAGAGAATCGGTTAGCATCAATTGCCTTATGAATCTCTCGCTGATGTGGCCTTGGTGCATACGGTATTACAACCTCCATCAGACCACACTTTTCCAGTTTTTCCTACGCCAGTTTAAAGCTACTCGATCCATTTGAAGTCCATTCTTAACGGCCCTTCGTCTTTCCCAGTGACCTCAGTTCTGGCTAACTTAGGAATATGGAACTCAGAAACTTTAATTAAAAGATCAAGCGCCTTCGCTGGGTCAGGCTTTACCCCCAACTCTTCATCACCATAAGCTACAATCCCAAGCCACTCGTCTGCATCATCAATGTTCATTGAAATGAGCTTTGCAACGGCTTCACGCACCTCTGCGGTAGATTTATTAGGGCTACCTTGAGGTCTACCACGCCTTCGGCGGGGAATATCCTCTAATTGTTTATTTGTATCCATGTCCGAATCCTCTTAGGTTGTTCGGTGTTGACTTCTAATGCCGTAGATGTATACTTATATCCCCACAAGGAGAATTAAATGAATACTACACCAACCGTTACCCTCTCACAAAACCCTTCTGGCTACATTGACTTTGATGTCAACGAAGCTGCTTTAGCTTTGCCAGACGATGAGTTTATTATTTTGCTTGAGGACTCTATTTCTATGCTTAAGTCGCAACTACTTTCAGTCGAGCAAGCCTAACCCTCTTTGCTGCTGGAGGTAGTTGTAGTAGTTGTCGATCACCTGCTGGTCGATTAGTTCCGATATGCCCTCTTTGCGCTTCTCTAGCGCACCCAACACCATGTTTCGGATGTCCCCTTTTTTGCCAGCAAACTCTTGTGATATTTGCGGGGATAGCCTTGGGAACATGACATCCACCGGAACATTCTGGCCCAAAGTTCCGAGATACTGACCTGTAAAGTCGGTTGAGTATGTTGGATTTTGAGATGGGCGCAAGTGCATCCCGCCCTCTCCAACTTGAATAAGTGTGTTGCCAACCATTCCCTTTTGAACGCTAGCAAGCGAAGGGTCAATCATTGACGCAGCCAAGTCTTCAATATTGAAGCCAAGATATTCTTGATTCTTCTTCAACCCTGCTCGATTGACCAAAGCCTTGCGTAGCTCACCAGCAGTTGAGTCGATGCCTTCTCCGGTATAAAGCTGCATCCGTCCCTCTTCAGACATTACGCCTTTGAAGTTCTTGAACGGGTAAGTAACCTTGCGCTTTTCTCCAGCGCCTTTTACTACCGGAGCTTCTCTGATCGACTTGTCCAACTCTTTAATAAATTTCTTGCTAGGGTCTGCCCTATCTAACAACTGCAAAAAAATCTGAGTGGGCATAACTGAGAAGTTCTCAGCGCCCTCACCCATTGTCACTGGCATGTGGATAACATTTCCAGTGCCGCCTGCTGCAATGTTCTCTGCCCTTGCTTGAGCGTCCCTGTCTTGAATTCTCTTGGCGATTCCTAAGTTGGATGCTCCAGCAACCCCCTGCTGAATATGACCAACATCACGAGCGTAGTCCTGACCACCATGCGTAATCACAGGCGTTGGCAGGGCTTCCTCAGATACTGATGTGATCTTGTAATTACGACTTGTACTATCCCAAGGCATGATTGAAATGCTTGACCCCTTGAGGTCTTCAATCTTGACTGGTGTCTTTTCAGCAAGTCCACCAATGTACTCACGCTCAAATCGAGTCCCAACCTCTGGATCAGGTCTAAGCGGAGTTGTCGGCCTAAAAGTTCCCGCAGGCGCAAACCCCAGTGGCCCCGCCATCATCATGTCTGTGAGTTGGCGTAGTGCGTTCTCATCTGTGACCTTAAACGGTTGCCGTGGGTCTGCAAATGCTTGGCTCTGGAGTGCTTTTGCCGCCTGACCAGATTCGACTACTCGCCCACCAAGCATGCTTGCGTAGTCAGCAGGGTTTTGCAGAGCGTCAAAAAGTTGGCGCTTGAGTGCGTCAATTCTGCTCGTCAGTGGGGTTAGTCTCTCAGCCATTTTTCTCTAATATCACGCTCATGGAGTCGATTGCCCTCGGAGTTATTGTTAGTAACTCGTCTGGACACTCGATGTTAGGGTTCTTGTGGAAGGTCAGGCTCTTCATTGTGAACCTGTCTTTCCAATTCAAATACCAGTGCCAGTCTGTGTAGTAAAGCCAGCTATTCTCGTTGAACGCTCTGACATGCGTAGGGTCTTGCCATGCCCCTAGACTTAAATCATAAGGTACATGGATGTACATCTCGCCTCCAGGCTTCAGGAGGTCTTTACAGTTTGTCATTGCCTTAACAAGATCAGGGATGTGTTCTAGGACATCGTTTGCCAGAATCGTTGAGAACATCTCTCGCTCGATCTTGAACTTCCCTAGTCTCGTTGTGATGCTCTGCCCCCAAGGGACATTTGTTATGTCTAGCACCCAGTCTGGGTTTTTCTCAGGCTGGATGTCTGCGTTGATAAAGTCCGCCCTCCAGTCTTTTCCAGACCCGAGGTTAAGTTTTGGGCCTGTAATTTCTTGAGTTTTCTTTTTTACCATTTGACCTTATCGGCCCAGTACGCTGCGCTCATCTTGCCCTTGGCGATGTTTGCCGCATGTCTGGCCTTGAATGACTTCCTACGGGCTTTGTCTCCGGCAGATTCACCCTTTTTGGCTGGACTGCCGGAAACACCCTGTTGACCGAATCGGATGGTCTTGACCTTATCGCCCTCTTTAGCCACGACGACATGGCTTTTAGTAGGGTGGTTAGGAGTGCGTTTGGGTCGGTTGTAGTCCTCTACCCCTATGCGCTCAAGAATCTTGGCGGCCTCTCGGACTTTCATTTCTTCTTCGCTGCTCGCATGTTGTCGATCAGGTTCGGGTAAGGACGACCTGCCGACTTAGCCATAGCCTTTGCTGACTTCTTCTCTTTGGGAGATAGAGGATCAGGCTTACCCAGAGCTTTAGGGCGCTTCTTGTCCCAGACCGCTTTCACTTCTTGTACTCCGGCTTGCCCTTCATGCTTTTAGTGTCTTTCGTGTACTTCTTGGCGACTGACTGCGGAACCCCGAGCATCTTAGCCATCTTGGGGTTGTTGGCAGCAGCTTGCATGAAACGGTTTTGAGCTTTACTTACGCTAGGCATCATCTTCCTCCATTGGTTCCCATGCGTCACAGACACCCGACTTCTTGCACTTGAAGTCCCACATCACACAGTAAACCTCTTTATCGGTAACGCCACACTTGTTCATGGGCATGCCGTACTCACAATTGCCGCACTTCTCCTCACCCTCGGCTGGGCCATAGGATGCCTTGAGAACTGCAACCTGCTTGTTTCCTCGGTTGACGATCTCGTCCTGAGTCGCCAGAGGACATTCCCCGTCTTCGAGGAGTCCCTCTTTCTCGACCATCTCAGGCTCTGACCCGAGAAGGCCAATCATAATCGTCGGGCCTTTCATATGCGCTCCAAAAAAAAGCCCAGACTAGCTGGGCAAAAGTCTTACTTAAGGAGAAGATGGGCGCAATAGCCCACCCCGAATATATCACCCTTCAACTTTGGGTGCAAGGGAGAAGACGTAAATCATCCTCGGGCCGAGTTTATTAGTGGTCTCGACCTTGGTCTTTACTACCTTTCCTTGTTTGACATATCGGGCTAGGCAAGCGGAGATATAACTGCGCTTTAGGTTGGTGATGACCTCAATCTGCTGAGAGGTGCGTGGTTCGGTTAGTGCGTCAAGTACTTGTTGGCAACTCATTTGGTCTCCGTGGCCCAGGCGAATACTTTCTGGGAGTGTTCAGCGATTTCTCTGGATACTGTCTGGATCATAGCCAGTCTTGCAGAATCTGGTTTGGCTGCGTTAGCCGTTAGTTCTCTGAGTTCTGCTCCGAGTTGTTGTATTTTTACAACATGCAATGCTGGATCGTTCATGCGTTCATCCTCTTTAGTCTTGATTCAATATCGTCAATGCCAACGTAGCCAAGTGCTTTCAAGTATTTCTTCTCACCGTCCGTAAACCCAACCCATTCACGCTTATCGGATCGAATCTTCTCAACAAACTCCAGTACATGATCGTAGCTTGCGAAGATAACCGCACCGTCGTCGCCAAGTATGCAGTAGTCGTTTACTAGTTCGTCAATCATAGCCACACCCCCATCACACATTTTGAATACTTCTTAGCCAGTTTCGCAGGAGCCTCTGGCTTTTGGGTCATGTACCACCACGCCATGCGCTCCGTTCCTTGATCCGTCACCCGTCGGATGATCTTGTTCTCCAGTTGCAGCTTCAGTAACTGCTTGCTGACCTGACTTCTACCAACCTTGAAGTGCGCCTGGATGTCAGTGATCGTCCGAGGTTTATAGCAATACTCAATCAGTTGTTCGTACATTCTGCCCCCACCATAGTGTTAAACATGCGCCCTCTAGCTCAGGCTTGACTCGTTTAGTGTCCAGAGCCGCCTCGAATCCCTGCTGGTAGGCTCGTCGTAACTCTTCATTGCTTGGCGTGTAAGAAAAGTCCCAGACCGCCCAAGCGCAGAAGTAAATAACTAGAATTAGGCCGATTGTTCCCAAAGATAGGTCGGAACGTGGCCTGACAAACTGCCGTCCGTGTTTCTCAGGAAGATCACTTGGGGTTGTTCGCATCGATTCTTCTCCATCATCTCTTGTTTGAATTCAGGTGTGCAGTCGTTACAAGGCCCGTGGGCTGGGCAGTCACCTCTGGCGGCTTCCTTCCATTCCTCCCACTGATCCCTTGTAAAACACATGGGGTACTCCCCCTTAAATTTAGGACGCAAGGGACACCTTCCTCTCGTCTTTAGCGGCAGTGATCTTCGAGAGCGCATCCTGATCCCCGCTAAACTGCCTTACCGCAGCCTGGAAGACTGTCTGCAGGGTTGGGATGTTCGGAGCCGCCAGAATCGCTTCTATAGCCTTAGAGGGGTCAGCTTTAGGTTTGGCTTGTTGATGCACAGCGTTTTGGACTTCATTGGCGCTGGCGAACTCTGTCCCTCCAAAGCCTGCTGCTGCCAAGCAGCGACCGATTGCCGATGTCTCTGCATTTTCAAGGGCAGAGGTTTGATTGATCTGAGATGCTTTGCGCTTCTCTTCTGCGTGACCAGTTGCAATGACTCGGTTGGTGTCATTCAAGATGGTTGCCTTCATGACCACTTCATTTTCGTCACGAAAGACAATCTCGGTTGTAATCGACCAGTCTGGGTGCTTCTCACGAAACTGTTGAACTCGGAGTGCAACCGTCATGTACTCCTTACCACGAATGTTTACGATACCTGTGTTTGACATCTTCTTCTCCTAGAGGAAACAAAACCAAATAAATGTGATTGCCCAAATGGGCGCTACGATTGCGAAGGCGATTCGCTCTGCCCTGGTCTCAGTCATCGAAGTTATTCCTGTAAGAACGTAGGTCAATGTTGAGGTTGTCGATGAGCTTCCAGGTGAGGGCTACTTGCTCGTCGCTACGGTTGAGGGGGAACGAGAACAGGTCTGCATAAAACTCTACGAGCTTGGCGACCTGCATCAGTTGATACTTGACCAGTTCGCAGTTCTGCTCGTGTTCCTTCTGTTGTTGCTCTGACTCTTCTACCATGTGCGAATAGTCGTCAATCCAATTGTCTACTGGGTCTCTCATCATCTTCTCCTTGTTGGGGGCCGAAGCCCCCGTTAGTTTTTAGATATAGCGGGGTGACTTCCAAACACTGCCATCACGATAGTCACGGATGTGGATGTAGTCTTTGGTGACTTTCACAACGAGTCCGGTAATTTCGCTTTCGCAGCGTGATTTACGAATAGAGCGACCGTTGTATGCAATCAGGGTAACTTCGCAACCGATGTTATATGTACGCATCATCTTCTCCTTAGTGGGGGCCGAAGCCCCCGTGTTGTTTAGTTTTTGCAGGTGGGTGTTGTGTTTGGGAAGAATCTTGCTGAATGGTATGCAGAACCTTGTCGGGTTCCTGAACAGCCACACTGAATCCATAACCTGCCTTTTTCGTCTTTGTGCGCTCTGTGGAGCTTTGCGCCATTTCCGATCTTTACTGCACCGTTGATGATCTTTGATTCTTCGTTCATTTTCTTCTCCTTGTTGACTGCGTTGTGTACTGCCATGAATAGAAGTATACGCACTTTCTAAGGGAAGTGAAAATTATCTTTTAGGGAGAAACCCTGTGTTGTATATTTGAGACATGTCACCCACACAACGAAGCCTGAAGTACCTCCGAGACCAAGGAATGCAGCCTTGGGTCTGTGAGTACTGGAACTCCTTTGCCAGGAAGAGGGTTGATCTCTTTGGGTGTATAGACATCCTCTGCATAGGTAACGGAGAGACCTGGGCGGTACAGACTACTAGCACAGGCGTGTCTTCAAGGGTCAAGAAGATTCAAGAGTCCGAGTACTTCCCTTTTATGCTGGAGTCTGGCTGGCGGGTCTTTGTCCACGGATGGAGCAAAAACACCAAGGGTGAGATGAAGCATAGGGTTGTCGAGTTGACCAACGAGGATAAGAAGAATACAGTTGAGTAGTTGCGGCTAGGGTAGCTCCCGAACCGACGAATTCCCTGATCGTCTTGCCGCAATGTCTTTCTTCAGGGCTAACTGTTCAGGGACATTTATGCACTACTACACCTTCCACATTGGCGACTACGCCAGCCACACTCGCAATCTTTCCCCGATTGAAGACTTAGCCTTTAGAAGGCTGCTTGACGAGTACTACTTACACGAACGCCCGTTCAACGGGTGCTTAACAGACGTTGCACGTCAGGTCGGATTGAGAGAATACGAGGCAGAAGTTGGGTTTGTTCTCAACACTTACTTTGAGCCAACCGAGAATGGCTGGGTCAATAAACGAGCAGACAAAGAGATAGAGCATTTCAAGAGTAAGCAGGCCAAAGCCTCTGCTGCTGGTAAAGCGTCTGCTGAACGTCGGCTCAACGTCCGCTCAACAGACGTTCAACCAACCAATAACCAACAACCAACAACCAATAACCAAATAACTACACAGCGCACAAGTGCGCCTGTATGTCCACAGGGTGTATCTGAGCAAGTGTGGAAAGACTTTCTTGCAGTCAGGAAGGCAAAGCGAAGCCCCATCACAGAGACAGCGTTGCTTGCGATTGACAAGGAAGCAGGGAAAGCAGGTTGGTCTTTAGAGAAGGCATTGAGTGAGTGCGTAGCGAGAGGTTGGCAGTCGTTCAAGGCCGACTGGGTAGACAAGTCATCGAATACAAAACTATCTTTTGCAGAGCGTGATGAGTTGCTCAAGAGGAAGAAGTACGAAGAGATGACAGGAAGACCTTGGCCTGAAGACAATGCACAGCCAGTGCAAGCTACCTGGGAGCTACTGCGATGAACCTAAAAGTTATTGACGCACTGTTTGACAAGATGTTCTTGGTCTACGGATCGGAGTGGCTCAAGAAGTGGGATGGTAGACCGCTTACGGAGACCAAGGGAGCCTGGGCTGCGGAATTGACTGGCTTTACGGTAGAGCAGATTAAGTACGCCCTAGACATGTTGCCAGAGAGACCACCTAACCTGATTCAGTTTAAGAGTTTGTGCAGGAACGCTCCCAAGGAGTTTGAGCATCTTCAGATTGGCTACCGCCCTCAAGTCAACGAGGCCAAGAGAGCAAAACTCATGGAGGCGCTCGGTGAAATACATTCTTAACTCTGACCGCAACATGGTCTTGGAGGCCATCAGAAGCGCACCTGACGGGCATAGCGTAGAGATCAAGCCTCCAACTAGGTCAGATGACCAGAACCGTCTCTACTGGGCTGAATTAGGCAAACTGGCAGATAAACACGGACACACCCCCTCTCTTTGGCATGAGTACTTCAAGAAGCAGTTTCTAGGGAAACACACAGTCCAGATTCGTGATGAGGTGATCTGGGTATCTGCTTCTACTGCCAAGCTCACCAAGGCAGAGTTCTCAGACTATGTTGAGCAGGTCTTTGCGTGGGTGGCTGAGAATGCTCAATAAGCTAAACGCCAGAGAGAAGAAGCATCTCTTGAAAATTAAAGAGATGGACTGCGTGGTGTGTGGCGCTACAGGCCCAAGTGAAGCCCACCATGTCAGGCAGCACTCTCAGTATCTCTGTATTCCACTCTGTCCTGACTGCCATCGTGGGTCTGTAAACGGATGGCATGGGCAGAAGCGAATCTGGTACGTTAAGAAAATGGACGAGTTAGATGCGCTCAATGACACGCTCCAAGCCCTTCTCTCCTGAGTTACACGACGAGAACGACGGGCCTGCGAAAGACGCAGTAATGGCCTTCATCAAACGAGCCTGGAAGCTAGACCCCAGAGAAGGCGGGAAGTACGACGTAGACATAGACGTGTATGAACGTGATGCGTTAATAGCTCATGTCGAGGTAGAAAAGAGGTCACACTGGGTGGGAGACTTTCCTTTCGCTACGGTCAACATCCCAGTCCGTAAACGCAAGTTTTTTCTACTTGATCTCCCTACCCTGCTCTTTTCTGTGAAGGCAGACTTGACACAAGCCTTATATACCAAGGGTGATATAATTCTTGACAGTCAAGTTATCAACAACCCTAACAAGTACATGGACAAGGAGCAGTTCTTCTCTGTTCCCATCCGCTACTGGAAACTGGTGAATCTGTGACTGCTCTCGTAATCGCCACCCAGAACGCTAAATGCCTGCCTGTGCTGGCTGCGTCTGTAACCTTCTACGTTCCTCTTGAGGTGGAGGTTTACCTATCGGGATCGGACATGCTCTTTCCCAGACATAGGACGCTCAACTCTCGTAACGAGGCCACGAACTTTGGTGATGCGTATAACGCAGTCGTGAACCAAGCATTCGAGAGGCATAACGACATCATCGTGTGTAATGACGATATTGTGTTCACGCCCTACACTTTTTCGACTCTAATGGAAGATGTAGCGACCTTGGCACATCGGAAACTGGGGTGGGTGGCCTGTCGGTCTGACTACGCCAGGGGCGCTCAGAACGTCCGCTATCGGCACGACGGAGATGGGTTCGCAATGAAGCATGCATCAGAGGCGCACATTGTCCGTACACATGTGATTGCCCCGATTGCTGCGTATATACAAAAACCCGCTTGGGTGGACTTCCCGCCTATCAACTGGTTCTCTGACGACATCCAGTGCCATGACATGTCTGAGAAGGGATACGAACACTACATTTCCAGAGCGTATATCCACCACGTTGGAAGCCAGACCTGCGGGATGGACTACGACAAGTGCATTGAAGACGCAAAGCCTTGGGTACTTGAAAACAGACCGGAGTTCGCATCATGGTTCAAGAAAGACTCTTAAACTGGGCTAGGTGGTGTAGAGGGTGGGTTGGCCCTCCCAGGCAGACTCAGGCTGCGTCTGCGGAAGGTAACTACATTCCCGAGGCTGGAGAGGTCTGGGAACGAGATGAGATTGAGATTGAGATTGACGAGCTAGACGCTGAGTTGGTCGAGAAGTGCATAGGAGAGCTTGGCCCGTGGAGTCGAAAAGTCTTGAGGTTTCGCTACGTTGACTTCCCAGATCACCAAACGTATACTATTGCTCAGAGATTAAGAATCTCTACGGACAGACTTGAAGATGAGCTTAGGGTGTTATTAAGGAGACTAGAGTGGATGCTCAGAGAACAGAAGAGTGGTACAAGGCAAGGCTAGGGAAGCTGACCGCTTCGAGGTGTGGTGATGCGCTGGCTACGACAAAGACTGGTGAGTCTGCTTACCGCAAGAATCTCAGGCTTCAGCTTCTTGCTGAACGCCTCACGGGTGTTCCTACCGTAATTCCCGAGACCCCCGCAATGAGATGGGGGACAGAACAGGAACCCGTCGCCAAGATCGCTTTCAGCGAGTTTACGGGCCTTTCCGTTGAGGATGTAGGGTTCATAGAGCACCCTCTTATAAAAGGCTTAGGAGCCTCTCCTGATGGCTTTACGAGCGATGGTGGCCTTATAGAGATCAAATGCCCCCAGGGGCCACGGCATATTGAGAACTTTCTTAGCGAGAGAGTTCCCTCCGACTATAGGCCGCAGTTGCTCTGCCAGATAGCCTGTACAGGTCGGCAATTTGTACACTGGGTTTCCTTCCACCCAATGTTCCCCAAAGCATCCCAGATCAAAGTCATCAGGTTCGAGCCGAGTCAAGACGAGATCAGGGAGTTTGAGGAAAAGGTCTACGCCTTCTTGGAAGAGCTTAACGAATGGGAGAAGCGTCTTGGAAATTAAGATCGACACTGACACCGACAACATGGACGAGGTTATGGAGTACATGCAAGGCCCGTTCATGATGGCGGCTATTGAATCATTTAGGCATCATCTCCGAACCTTGGAGAAGCATGCCGACATGACGGACGACGCTCAGGCGTTGTTTGATAAGGTGCAAGATTTATTTGCACAAGAGTTTGCTGAGTTTCTTAAATAGGAGGCGATATGTTGACTAAACAAGCGTTGTACACGATTGAGTCGTCTGAAGATTGGGGCGGGACGACATACACACTGAAGATCGTAGATGACCTAGTAACGCTGGAGGCCGAAGAAAACAAAGAAGAGTTGTACTTGGGTAGTCTTGATAAAGCACTCGTGGTAATCGGGGAAACTTTAAAAGCACTTAAAGAGGTGAAGAATGGGGATTAAGTACGAAGTCATCGCAAGTAGCGGAACCTACACCAACAAGGCTGGCGAGGAGAAAAAAAGGTGGGTGAAAATGGGTGTAGTTATGGATACCAAGAATGGTATGAGCATCAAGCTGGAGTCTGTGCCTGTAGGCTGGGATGGTTGGGCTATGTTGACTGAGCCAAAGCAGAAAGACGCTCCGAAAGGATTCGATGATGACGAGGTTCCATTTTGATATACGACGTTGAAGCCTTCCTGAAAGCCTGCGGACAGGAGCCTTCGCATAAGACCATCTCTCTCTATCATGACTTAGTGGTAGAGGAGATTGGTGAACTAGAAGATGCGATGGCAGACTTTAACGCAGCAGAGAGTGAGCAAGATGAACTCCAGGCCAAAGCAGATGCGCTCGACGCTATCTGTGACAGTATCTGGGTTCTTATCGGTCTGGCTCAGATGATGAACCTACCACTAGAGCGTGGATGGGATGAGGTTGCTATATCGAACCTCAGAAAGATTGACCCAGAACTCGGACGAGTCTCTCGTGACGAGAACGGGAAGATCATGAAGCCAGAAGGTTGGCGACCCCCAGACATGCTGAGGATTATTAAACATGACCCTCGACAGACTTCTTCAATATTTGGACAGAAAACGTCCAGTATCGACGAATGACATCGCCCATCACTTCCTTGTCTCTCCGTCCCTGGTAAGACTCAGATGCAACTTACTCTTGGAGACGGGGGACTTGGAGGTGAGCTACCAAGGGAAGGCTCGATTGTTCAGACGCTCAGTAAAGAGGAATTCATGAGCAAGATTAAAGCTGAACACGAGTGGAAGATGAACGGACTGGCTATCCACCTACTCAACATGCCTAAACGCAAGCGAGTAGGATGGTTAGCCGAGTTCGAGGAGAAGCACGGAGAGACGCTTACGGCTGAGTTGAAGTCAGTGATCTTACAGCTTCACGCAGTTCGGAAATCGTCTGATCCCGACGCTTGACCTTGTTTAGCAGGCTATGGACTACACCCTCCAATTGGTTGATGTAGCGATCCTTCTCCACGAAGTCTTCACGCATCACGTTGTATAGTCTTTCCTGCATTTCAATCTGTTGTTGGATGCTCATTTGTGTACCTTTTTCAACGCCACCTTAAATTGATCTTTAACCTTATCCAACACCTTATTCTCGAATTCTACGTCATTGTGCAGATATCTGTGGCAGTTGGCGCAAAGCACTATGCACTTCTTTATCTCCTCCCGTAGACGCTTCCAAGAGTTGTTCGCAGCCAGTTTGTAGACCTTCTCGTTGTCTGGTTGACGGACAACATGATGGAAGTCCAGGGCGGCAGGATGCTCGTTATAACCGCAATAAACGCAACAGAGGGTGGACTTGTACTCAGCCCACCTTGCGGAGGAAAGAATCTTTCCCTTCTTGGTGCGCTCTAGGCTGACCTCTCGGTTTCTGAGGTAGTACTTCCTAGCGTACTCAGCCTGCTTCTGCTTTTTTATATCTGGGTCTTTATACGGCATCAGAACTCTAAATGATCCCAGCCCATCGTCTTTGCGACATCGTGAGCTAGTGCTTGGAACTCTGGGCCATGCTTATCCCAGACCGGAGACTTATCTTTGTAGAGTTTGAGGTGGACGATCTCATGCGCCATCGTTTTCAGCGCAGTATCAAGGTGAGCGATCTTCTTCGAGGAGAGTCGGATCGTGTGGGGGTCAGGCGAGTAGTCCCCGTAACAAGTGGGGTCTCGGACAATTGAAAAGTTGACGTACTGAGAGGGAGGGCAGCGCCACCCCCGAATAGGAGGAAGTTGGATTAGAAACTCATACATCACACGGCAGCAATCTGACGTGAGGCGCATGATTACTCTTTATCTAGCGGCTTGAGTCTGAAGATGCTACGAAACGTGTGTGTCTCGACTATCCTAATGCCCGTCCAGACAATCGTAAACAATGCTGCAACGGCTGGAAGGATGTCGGCTAGAGTACCGACCACTGTGACTACGCTAATCGCATCTAGGGCGTGTTTGGTGGCTTCTGTCGTCATGATAGAAAGAGTTTCCGTTCATCTTGTCGTCGTTTAACGAGCCCAGGTAGAACCTTACCCCCACCCTTGACCCACTTCAAAAAGGCATCGGCAGCTTGCTCAAACTCGCCCCGATTGTTTTTCATGCGGATGGTAGACCGTTGGAAGTTGCCCAACCCCGCATTAAAGGCAAAACTTACACAAGCGTCAAAAGCGCCTTGCCGCCCATCCAGATTAGGAGCAAGTCGAAGCACACCACGCTCAAAACGAACCAAGTCTGTCTCAAAAAGTTCCATAACCTCCTCTTTCGACCAGATTCTAAAATCTTCTGTCTTGAGAGGGAACTCTTTTCTAACAGGCCCAGTATAACCTTCCCTTCGTTGAACAGGCAATCCAATCTGTTCCTGGTATAAAACATGGCCTACCCCAATAGTCCAGATGTGTGCAGGGCATAAGTATGGCTTATATCTCACGCCCTCGTGGTGCATCATCATGTGCTTGGCGTAATCCGAGACTTTCATTTACGAGACCAGTTCCTCGACCCGAACCAGAACCCGATAATCCCACCTAGCATTGCCATCTCATCGTCGGAGAAGATCACGTCCGCAACCGCTAGGAATGTAGTCACATCCACAATAAGCCCAGGCTGCGTGAACGCATACCAAGCAATTCCGATGTTGATAGCCACCAACTCCAGCACGAAGATGTAGGTCACCGTCGGCCTCACCGTACCGACATAGTTGGCAACCCACTGGCTGGCCTTGTCCAGAACTTTCTGGTCATGCTTGAGCGCAGCCTCAGTCATGAGGGCAGTGGTCTCCATTGCCACCTGCTCACTTCTGATCTCTTCAATGCGCTCCTGGGCCATGAACCCCTGTGCGGCTAGGGCAAGCTCACGCTCCATCTGAAGGCGCATGAGATTGGCTTCGTGAGCCTTGTCTGCCTTGTCCTGA